CGGATGCTTTTCCTTTTCCAGTCTGTTAATCTTTTGTGGCAGTTGGTTTGACATTCCATACAGCTGGTTATTACCAAACTGTAAAATTGTAATCATATTACTATGGATTTGCTAAATTATCCATTAATTGTCTTTCTATTCCCATAACTTACTGCACTGATACATCATATCTAATTGCAGCAGCTTGTCTCATTTATTGTCTGTCATACCAATTTGGTAGTTCGATATCAAATCCTAACTATTATATTATTTAATCGCCTTCATCACTCTAACCATATAATTGCAGGTAACTTAAACGCCTTAGTGCCAAATTCTCATCTGTTGTCTCACTGACTCCATTGGTTACCTCATATCTAAATTTCATTCTTATTAAATCTGGTCCAAAATGTGTGTTTCCATAACTGTCATTTATTAATAAGAAATTACAGAATTCACCATAATACACGCTTTAATTTTCTTTTGACATCATGTTAAATTTAGCGGCTATATTTTTCCTCAAATTGTGTACATTTAATGTTTTGTTGCATAACATTACCATGTCATCTCCTAAAAATAAAATTAATTCTATTAAAGGTTTGTGTTCTATAACCATTTCAGCATGCACTTATAAATTTGTTATTAGATTGCCTAAGGATGTTGTTGCCTAACCTGTCAATCTCATTGATTCTGACCATCCTTTATTATATTAACCTTTATAACTCCAATGATCATGTACGGTTCTCCATAATTCCAAAATATTTCTATTTATTCCAAGCATTTGATAGAGCACAAATTCTGCTTCAATTAATGGTTGATCAGTTTGTCTATCTTGCTTAGATAAATCATTCCAAAAGAAATTTTTGCAATGTTTAATTAACCTTATTCTATTTGCTATCTGTTATGGTGTCAATCCATCAGTGTACAAAATATGGCTTGATAATAAATGCTTCAATCTTTCTTTTGCTTTTTAAAAGATAGGTGCAAAAACAGCTGCAACAGCATATCTTTACCACATTATTGTTCTTGCTTATTGTTCTTGCCAAAAATCAATTGGTTCTGGTTTTAATAATGATTCTAATTTCAAGTGAATCTTAATATCGCTAATTGGTTTGTTTACTAATTCTTATTTTAATAATTTAATCACTTACATTAATTTATCAGATGATTTAGTATGTTATCTCAGCCATTTTATTGTTCCTTATACATCATATTGTAATTAATCTTATTAATATTATTGCACAATTTGACTCCAATTTGGTTTGAAATAAGCATTAATTACATTATTCACAACATTGTTTATGTTTGGTGTTATTTTTCTTATCATTTAAACATTGCCCTATCTGTATGCAATAGCTTTTTATTCAGCTAACAGTTTCTTAGTTAATACTGGTCTTGCATTTATTGGGTATTTAGTTAATGTGGTTTTAATTATTTATCTTAATTTTAATGGTTGTTCTTTTGAAACCAATTTTTGTTTTGTGTTCATACCATAACTCATTAAGTCATGTCTTAAATCTGTCATTTTCCATATCCTCATCACTTCCGATGGTGTAATTATGTTTGTCTATGGTTTGTATAAATTGTCTTTGTATGTTTATGAAATATATGGTAAAAACTCTTCACACCAATCAACATCTTTGACATCAAATGAATAAGCCACTTGTCTGTTTACTTCATAATAATTTAATGCTTGTATATCGTTTAACTATTATACCACTTTGTCTGTGTTTATTAATTAATCAAATTTTAAATTTTGTCTGTTTTCATCAATTGTTTGTTTGGGCTGTATTTATTCTACAGTTTGGTCTTTGTCTTAGTCAAACCAAAATATTTTCCTGTCAGCTCCACCAGCAAGGGTTAAAGTGAAGGCCGTATCATGCTTTATTGAATAGAAACCCATTGTGTCAAGTAGTTGTATAACTCTTGAATTAAGCATTCTTTCATAAGCTGAATTGATTATTTTTGGTTTTTGACTGATAATTTAAATTTTATAAATTATATCATCATCCAAATCTGAGTAAATGTTATTATAACCTAGTGCTTTAATTTCTTTACATGAAACTTTTTCATTATTTTTAAAAGGAAATTTGGTTGGTATTATTCTATAACCTTTAACATTGTCTTCTACGTGTTCATTTATCGCTTTAAATGTGTCTATGAGTAATTCATCATTTCTTGGTATTTAAAATGCTACACCATCTTTGATTAATTGATGGCTTACTGAACCACATTATTTTGATAATTGTACAAAAACATGTTTCATTTATTCGCTTGAAAACGAGGTTGCTAACCACAATTGTCCATTTAAAATCATTTATCTTCCAACAGGGAAGTCATGCGTATTTAATAATTTATTAACATCTAGTATTCTACTACCAACCAACTTAACATTGTTTTGTTTAATATGGTTTAGTACATCTAATTCTTTCAATTACTGTTCATGTGTATGATGTGTGGTGTTGTAGAATTTTGAGACAAATAATGTCTTGAACTCTTTAAAATTGATTGTATTTATGTATTATTTAGTTGACATCCTATGATTTCTAAGTGGGTGTTGCATGCTCAATTTGTTAATAAATGCTGTTTCTTATTTCATGTATTTAAAGATTGGTTTCTTTTCTACATCAATCACATTCTTTTTAGTTATATTTATTACATCTATGATTTTTCCATCCAATTGTTAAAACAAGTGTACGATGATTCTGTCTATCCTTATCATAGTCATTCCAATGATTATGCCCTAGTCTGTGGAAATTAAAACTAATTTGTTTGGCATTATACATGGCATCAAACAAACTATAGTTTCATTGTCTATTATTTAGAACATATTTAATGTATAAAAATTAAATCTTTGGGTTTCAATCATATAATGTTTGTTATTTGTGTTGCAGTATTGATGCACACTCTATTGGCATTTTAATATTTTAATATCTACTTGACCATCATACAATTTGTTAATCAAATTCCTTACATCATCTTATTGTAACTATATTGATTTTGCTAATCTTTCTATTTGATCTTCATATTCTATATTTGTCAACATTGGTTCTTCTATATCTCCTAATTTGAAATTGTCAATATTGCATGGTTAACAATGGTTGTCATTAATAAATAACACAGCACATAACTAATAATTTTTATCACCTTAAAAGTATTCAAACATATTGTATTATGCATCTATTGCTAAAATATTTATTCTGATTGTAGCTGCAACATATGATAAAATTTGTCTGTATTCATATTAGTTGCTTACTATTTTGTAAACAGATTGTAGTTTGTCATGATCATCTAATTCAATGAAATATTTCAATGCTAAGAAAATACAATCTTTTTCTGTAGCTATTGGGTCTAGTATATTAATTTCTTGATTTTTCCCACTGAATAATCTTCTTCCATTAAATTTGGCTATAAATTACATTCTTCTGCATTTAACTGAAATGTTTAAATCTTTTTCTGGCATTAGCATTTTGAAAGCATGAGCTTATTATTGTTTAATATTTAAGCATTATTATAATTTATCTAGTTTTTGTTGTGTTGTTAAAGTATACTATTCAAATATTGGTGTTAATTAATTGTCTAATTAACTACATTTTGCTAACAATGTTTTAACATCAAACTCTTTTATATTTAAAATCATACCATTTTAAATTAAATATTAAGCATTGTATTTTTGATCACCAAAGGATGGCCATATTATCATTGTCAATTTGTGTTTCATACACTGTTCAATGGTTCCTATTCCTCCATGGTTTAAACAGTAGTTAAACTTATATAAATGTTATGTGTAGGAAAATCCTTCGACAAAAAGAATCTTATTGTTTGTGTAACCGTTATATAATATTAATTTTTCACCATTAACTGTGACTTCATAATTGCCTCCTGTACCTTGCATTTTTGGGGCATTGATTATAATTCCCAATTATTCATATTTCTCTGATTCATTGAATATTGCTTAAAGTATTTTTGGTAACACTATTTAACTTAAAGATGACATTGTCACTAATAATTTAGCTTCATGTTTTTCTTCAAAGAACCTATTAATTATGTCATCATTGATTGTCATATTATCATCAATTGACATTGAGCCTAAAAATTTTTACTAAACAGTGTCTTACTGATTGAATAAATTTTTGTTAATTAAAAATATAACTTTATGTTATTTTTTAGACATATATTTTTTGACTGCTAATTTTCCAACTGATTTAATCAATGAACGTTCTAGCATTGTTAAATATTTGTCATCAAAACCTGGTATTCCAAGTTTGAAGTTCCATGGTTATGGACTAATGTAGACTAATTGGCATTTAAATTTCTTTTCAATAAGTCCATCAATTTACGCCCATGGCACAACAAAAATAATGTCAGGCTTGAAATTAATTTAATTGATGCCTTCTTTATTGTATTCATGAATGGCTTTTTACATTTGAGTGGTTTTACTTAGTGATGGTTTATTGGCAAAAGCTTTAGTGCATTCATCAATTGCTTAATTCGATGTCATATTAACTGGCAAAAATTTGTAGCCTCTTGACTCAACCCATTCTTTGTAATTAACATGTGTTATTATTGTTATTTCTTGATATAATGTTATTAATATATCAGCAAAATTGATTATTGGTATTATGTCTCCCAATGAACCATTCAACAATATTACAGCTCTCAGATCTTTTATTACTGGTTCATCATCAATTATGGTTGCTCTCACTGTGCTCATTTACAATGTAATACAATTAATTATTTGAGTGCATTCATTAGATTGCAATTTTATTATTAGATCATCATCTATATTAAATAACTATGATTAATCATAGTCAGTAAGCAATTGGTTTGTTTGTATCACTGTATATTGTCCATTCATGTCAAGTTTTATAAGGTCATTTTTAAATTATGTTACATGTCCAGACATTTTCCAATGCTTTTTAGAACCCAACATTTAATAAATTTACATTAGGTCATAGTTGTTATGCTGTGGTAGTGATTTAGTTAACAAGCCATTGTCATTTAAAACGTACTTTACATTGTAATAATCAAACACATATTATGATACAAATATTGTGATTTTGTTTGTTGTTTGATAAAAGCATTATGCTAAGTTATTCTCAATTATCAACATTGTAGGATTCAATACCTTTTTAATCAATTGTAAATTGATATGTGTTGTTGATTCAATTAGCACATGGTGTTTCTTTATATCATATGTTTAAAGATCAATTTTTGTGTCATTGTAAATAAAGTAATCAGATTGGTAATCATAAAATTGATTTGTCAATTCAACATTCATTATACCCATTTATTGTATGATATCTTTATCTTGTGTGGAAAAACAATAAATTGAATCACATTAACCAATTTTTGAAAATAATTATTGCATTATCTCATCAGTTAAATTGTCACACATTTCTAACATTATCTTTACACAACCAATTGCTGTCAAAGAATCAATGTAGTGAGTGGCATTTAAATCTATCATTGCCCAACTCTGTGGACACCATGAATGTATTGTTTTAAATACATAGTCTTCTCCATAATAACTAGTTTTCGCTTACTTGCTGTCAATTGCTGTTGTATATTAAACATCTGTTATTGTCTCAGTATGTGTTATGTCCTGGCTTTGTTTTACTTTTTCATTGTCAAAGAATCTTTCATTGTCTTAATCATCATATACTTTGTAATATTCTTTGTCTGTAGCTAAGATGTCTATATCAATACAATAACAATTTGAAGATAAGTCTTTTTCATTATGTTCTAAAATATCATATAGATGTAATGAAAACCTATTTCTTTCGTTATCAAATACATGCTTGTGTACATAACTATTTGGTATTGTGCGCAATTGTTCAACAATATCAGCATTTACATTATGTTTTAAAAATACATCAATATCATAGTCAACCAACATTTATTAATGATTATTAATTGAAGTTTGTATCCATTGTCCGCTATTGGTTTAATATTAAATATCTTTGTTGTTAATGTGGTTTAACAGTCTGTATTGTTGTATTGTTCTTGCAAATTGTTTCATTACTTTAGGGTACAAACAACTACTGTCTTGTGGTTTCTAACCATAATCTTTACCAGTTAAAATTTTATCTTGTGGGAAAGATTCCCATTTATATGATTAATAAAATTTAACCATTGGTTTGTTGTCAACAATTTTATACAATTCCATTGCATTGAAATTGGTTGTTAATTGATTTATCTGTCCAATATTCTATTAATATTAATTTCTAATGTTTTGTATTGAGTGTTTATCTTCTTGTTTAAATTGTTTAATCAATTTAATCATATCATCAATTTTAATTAATTCCAATTATTAAATTGGTTCTTCTTATTCTTTCTCTTGTTGCTATGTGTTTTAAGTTTATTCAGTTTGGTTTTACTCAGTTTATGTTTAATCTTATTTGGATTATTAACTTGATTTTATGGTTGTTGGTGAGTCAATTTACTCATCACTTTTGGACATTGAGTCTTCTTTTACCATGTCAGTAGTTTGTTATTTTTATCTATCATTTGGTTAGGTTTGCTATCTAATTAATGGGTAAAGATTATAACTTGTAGCTTCTAGTTGTGTTATTTCAGTTTGAGATCTTAAAATGATTAATTTATCATCAACGATAATCACATCTTCTTCATCTTTTTCAGCCATATTTATGTAATCAACCAATGTTTAAGTTCCACTGGATTTGTACATTGATAAAGCTTGACCATCGTTGTCAGCTATGAAATCAAATATACTGTCATGACTGTAATTGTCAATTGACAATTGCACTGTTGATGGATGGATTAATACAAATGGTTTAAATTTAAGCTGGTAAAAGTAATTAAATGTTTACTTAACTATTGGTTTTTGCACTTCATATTGTTGATGATTTTAATTGAACTTTACGTATTCACGTATATCTCTGTATGCATAGTGCATAACATCAACATTATCAAATTCTTTCTCAAAATCTTATTTGTATTGTGCTAAATGTTTCTCAAACAATGTAACATAATATTTAATAACCCTTAATTATGCTTATTTCATGCAATATAATTAATCTATATATGTATACACATCTTGATCACTGTGAATCAAATTAATTATTCTGCTTTACAAATCATCTGGTAAACCCCATTATTTAACTTGACTTACTAAATCATCACTTTCATCTGAACTGACCATATCTAAATCTTATTCTGACTCTTCAAATTCTGATGGTCCGTTATTGTCTGAACTCTCATCTTGTGGATTTTCAATCTATTCTTAAATTTGTTTTTCCTCATTAATTAAATTAATCAATCTTCCTGGTGTTTATTACAGTAATTTAATTACATTATTTTCTGATTAAACTAGTTATTCTTGAGTAATATCTACATTCAACTTTTTAAGCATTACTGAGGTGAAATCTGCAACTCTGTCTTTAACATCCATTTCTTACAATAAAACTGCATATTGATTTAATAATTCTTTAAATATTTCTAATAATTGAGTGAATTATGCAACGTCAAATTTTTAAACGG